TTATATCGCTTGTTTCAACTGTCTCAACATCTTTAGTTTTTCACGTGTTTCATAATATAAATCATTCGTTTTCTTCAATTCGACCAATATACTATCAAATTCAGCCTTATTTGCTGGATATTCCAACGGAGTTACCATTGAGTGAGTATCAAATACCTCTTTTACTAAACTAATAGCATGCTCTCTTTTCATTCTCTTTGTTGTTAGTAATCTATCCTCTTGATAATCTACTATTGGATAATAAAAATAATTTTTATCTTTTCTTACCGGAACATATACATAAGTAATATCTCTAAATCGACTATCAACGTTACTAAATAACGGTGTTGTTAACATCAACGTACAACGCATTTTCCGTAAGAAGAAAGCAATATGAGAAAGATATTTAGACGCATTAGACAACGAATTTCTGCTGTCTATATCCAAATGACATTCATCTAGCAATAAAATACTTGATGGTTCTTTAGCGACCTGTAAGAAGTCCCTAAACGATGTAAAAGGCTTAGAACCTTTCACACCAAAGTTAGAATACAATGTACACCCTGTTTTCTGTTGATACATCTTAGCAAACAAAACCATTCCCAATGTTTTACCGTTTCCCATTGGACCTGTAAACGTATAAACATACATTATCTGTTCACATCCCTTTGTATTCTTTGTTGCTCTCTCATATGCTTATTCATTTCGGGCATTACACCATTGGCACTAGCAACTTGTGCTTTGACCAATCCTGATAATTTAGCATTACCTTTAATTCTATCGGCAAGCGTAATTTTATTAATTAATTCAAAGAATCGTTGGAATGGTGTAACTTTCGGTTTCATTTCCATCATAAATTTAGGAATATCACCTAAGCCCATTTCAGTTAATAAAAACGTACCTTCTACTTGTTGATTTTTAAGAGGAACGCCATTTTTCTGGATAAAATAGCACATTTCCAACATTTCATTATCATGAGAACTTTCTTCATCATCTTTTTCATAAAAATCTTCTATCATTGTTTCTTGAACAGGAACATGATCCAAACTCTTTTGCATTTGTTCTAATTGTTCTTTCGATAAATTAAGAGGATTTTCTTCACATAACGGTAGGTTTGTAGTCTCCATAGCAATAACCTCTCTTCTCTAAAATCTCTTTCATTTTTTGACCTTCAACACATTCATTTCTATCACTACTAGAAAGCATTTTATTAGACATATGAGCAATTAAACGGTAATTACTCGACTTACTAAAATCAATTACACGAAGTACCTTAAACATACAATCACCTCAATTATTTAAGTAATAAAGTAAGAACAACAATGACCCAAGGAATCATTTTTTCAAAGTTAAAAGATTTTTGTGTATCATATTTAAATAGATTTTTAATTGCCGTGGATCGTCTTAATGTTTTTAATTTCTCAGCTTCCATTTTGCTTGGAATATCAACGTTAAACATATACGATATAGCACCCTCAGTTTCGTTATAATAACGAATTGCATCATCTGTTTTATAAATGCCTGTCTCCGTCTCTACTACATCACTATCAGCACTTATAACACGTTCTACATACATAACATCATCACGAACAACATACGCTTTATGATTACTAAAAGATTGACCTTTTTTCTTAAACATTATCTATACCTCACTTACTCATCTTTCTAAATATGAAGAATGTTGGAAGTACTAGGAACAAAAACAGACCTAATCCAACCGAACCACCGATTGTAAAAAATACGCTAAATACGTTAGTATTCATAAATTACTCTCCTACAAATTTGTTATATACGAATAAAGCAACTAAACCAGTAACAATACCACCAACAACCGCAATACCTGGACTAACATTAAATAATTCCATCTACATTCTCCCCTTACTAAATAAACTAATAAAAATAGCAAAAAGTACAAAAAACATAGGAATACAAACAACTAATCCATAAAAACAAAAAGCTTCAGGACTCAAATTAGACATCTATAACTACCACCATTTCACGAATATCTTAAATTCAATAACACCATGTTTAAATGCCATTACAACAAACAAAATTCCGTAAGTGGCTGCCAATATACATGCGGTACTTACAAACACGACCCAACCATTACCAAGCATTGCAAATGCTTTAAAAAACGAATTTGGATTGATTGGATGTGATGCTGGCACAGTTAATTTCATAATTGCGTTAAACATTTGATTCAACCAACCAAATATCGGACTAAAAATAGTATCAATAACAGATTTCATACAAACACCTATTTCTTTCTCTCAGGGAATGAAAAGCCCATGCTACCACCATATAAGGAGAACACTTTCATACCGAAGAACAACCACAGAAAGGCTGTAGCAACCAATGGAACAGTCGTCATTATCCCTGTAGGCATTAACTTATCAATAACAACTTGAAAACCGTTTTGGGCTTCATGTGGAAGGTACACTTTCCCACTGGGGACGACTCCAATCCACATAAGCAAAGTTTTAATAACGCTTGTAGCAACCGCCCAGAAAAACTGTAGTAAAGCCACAAATATCTTAACTATCAGTACAACAATTTTGAACAAAGAAGCAAAAAAATAAACGATACCTTCTAAAAGATCTAGTAAATATCCTAAGGGTTTAGCTAAAAATTCCATGAAAGTTTTATAACCATTTACAAACACATTACCAATTTTGCTTAATCCTTTTAAAATAGCATCAGTCATGATTTAGTAGCCCCAAGTCAAAACATCTTTAAATTTCATACCAATAGCAAACGTCAGCATTACAACAAAACATATATATATAGTTGTATCGGAATAATCCAAACATAATTTTAAAACGTTAAAAATATCATTAACCGTTAACATACATACACTCCTTACTTCAAGACAGGGTCTCTCGTTAGAAACGGGTCTCTATCCATTACAGGGTCTCTACCAACTGGTGCTTCTCTCTCAGGCACACCATCTTTACCTAAAGGTTTATCCCTATCAGGTGTTTTATCTCTACTTGATGGGCCATCTCTATCAGGTGTCTTATCCTTAGAAGGAGTCCCATCTTTATTAAGTGTTTTATCCTTAGAAGGCGTTCCATCTTTATCAGGTGTTTTATCCTTACTAGATGGTTTATCACGTTCAGAAGGCTTGTCCTTCTCTGTAGGCTTATCTCTATCAGGCGTCTTATCTTTGCTTGATGGCTTATCCCTTTCAGAAGGTTTGTCCTTTTCAGATGTTTTATCCTTATCAGGTGTTTTATCCTTTTCAGAAGGCTTGTCCTTCTCTGTAGGCTTATCCTTTTCGGACTTATCTTCCTTCTTCATTTCTTTTCCGTCCTCATCTTTCCAAGGTTTTGGATCAGGTGCATCAGGAAGAGCATCAGTAGGAACTTTTTCTTCTTTTCCTTCTTTAAAGTATTCATTTTTATCTTCAAACTTTTGATTTTCATCTTTTGGCATAATCAAATCAGGCTTTTTCAATTCATCTATTACAACATCCGTCGTAGGCTTCATTTCTTTTAAAATTTCACCTACCGTATCTTTAATAGAATTAACGGCATCTTTAATTTGTTTATTAGAATCAGCAATATCTTTCGTATTATTTGCTGTATCTTTACTAGATGTTTCAATATTTTTCAAAGCATCATTTATATCTTTTAAAGCTTTGTCTAACTTTGCATTACTACCGTTATTATCATTTCCACCATTGTTATTATCTTCTTTTGGCTTTTCTATTTCTCCTGATCCAATTGGTTTATTATCATCAACGTTGTCATTTACACAAACACCGTTATATATTGCATCTTTATCTTGAACATGTTCAGCATTACCATCATCAGGAACTCCATAATATTCAGCTAACTTATCACGCCATTTGGTTTCACCTTTTGTAGCTTGACCATTTTCTGCAAATCCTTTTATTTTAAAACGAACATGACCTACTTTTTTACCATTAGCAAAAATATAAAATGCATATGTTCCATTACGATTCACCTTAATACCAAACTTATTTTCATTTTGTTCCGGTCTTTTATTAACCGTCGCTGACTGTTGAAACGTACAATCATTCACTAAATGCAATTCTGATAACTGAAAAACATAAATTTCATCGTTATCAACTTTCAAATCAATAACATAAGAACCATTTTCAAACGTCTGTTTAGTGATAATCACACCACCACTTCCGACCAATTGCATAGAAGGCGAATCAGCAAAAACAGAAACGTTAGAATACATCAATGTAAATACAAATGAACAAAGTATAATTGCTATTTTTCTAAACATATTTTTTCATCATTTTCATTTATTTTTTTATCACTTGATCCAGAAAAAGATTTAATTAAATCTTGTATAGATAAAACAACGAATGTACAAATTAACACCGCTACAAGAACCATAACGGCAATTAAACAAACAATAAAAACATTACCTGCAACACTCCACAAACTCATAAAATCACTCCAAATCCTTTTTCCAAATCAATAACATAGTGAGTGTAAATATAGTCAAAAAAATTAAATTTACTAATCCATTACAGAAAATCGGGAGAAAAAATTCTAAAAATGTATCCATAACACAAACACTCCGAATCTAATAAAAAAGGAAAGGGAAAATACTCCCTTCCCTTATTTTTTATAGGAAACCTTTTCTACTATTAAACTAAATATGTGTTAACTATTAACCTGATACAAAAATGCTCTTTAGGTTACGGATAATGAAGAATGCTAACGGAATACCAATTGCGAACGCCGCCGCTAACCATAGACTTTGTGTCCAGTTACCTGTTGATGTAGCAACATCTGCTAAATCATAATCAATCTTTACCGCTGGAATTCCTTCACCTAACATTAAATTATTCAATTTTATTTCCTCCATCTCAATCATCTGCATATTGATTTTTATATTTTCTCATTACATAAAACGCAAAAGCACAACCTAAAAGTAAAAGTACATACGGCTTGAAAGTATGCCAAGCATACCCAAATTCCGTAAAAATTGTACTCATATTCGATTTCTCTACATTAAAGGTTGCTTCGGGTATCTTATCGCTATGACGGTCAAATAAACCCATACTCATTAACGTACTACTCCTAAAATCTTACCGAGTGTGAACGCCGCAAAACTCGCACCGATCCATAGATACAAAACTGCATCCGCACTAGCAAATGTATTATAGGCGTAACGAATAACTTGATTAATTGGTAAATCAAAACTCAAAATTATTCCCCCCATCTTTTATATAGATAAAGCGACACTATAAGGAGGGCTATGAAACTAGTAATACCAGTAAGGTATTTTACAAAACTAGAATTACTAAACAGCCATACTACTGCATGATTAAAGGTTGAATCATTCATACTTTTAGCAACTCCTTACCAAAACGTACAAATGCACAACCTACAACAATAATTACTACGGGAAGTCCTAGATATGAATACATTGAAAATAATTCAATCATCTAACAACCTCCCATATCCATTTCAAAACGAATAACACAATTAAAGTCAATAGTAGAAAAGATAAAGCTAACTCGCCATAAGTGAAGCTTTTAAATACTTGAAATGTGCCTTCTGTTGTTTCTACAACATAGTTTTGAAAAAAATCATTCAAAGATTCTTTAACATTCATTTTTTTGTCTTCATATAACGTTATTACGCTATATCAATCAATTTAAAATACGCTTTATTTTGATAAGCGTTAATAGAAACATTCGCCTTAATAGGTGTTCCCATTTTTGTTTCTTTAAACTTATTTAAAACCTCTAAATCCTCACACTTGATAACAACTGTTTTTTCATTATCAGTACTCTCCGGTTGATAAACATCCAATTGTACGAATGATTTTTCAACACCATTAAAACTTGATTTTTTAATACTTGAACTCAAGTATTGCCCTTCAATAATTGCCTTTGGCATAAAATTACACTCCTTTAAAATTTTATGAAAAAATAAAACGTAAAATCGAACAAAAATACGAACAAATATTCGAAATTAGATTTTACGTTCTGATTATAGCAAAAAAAGGGGACAGAAAACAAGATATTTCCAAAAAAAAATTAAATTCTTTTATTTTTCTTCAAATGCTCAATAATGGCATCCTCTACAAACTTAGATGTATTCTCCTCTTCTCTAACTAAATCAACATACTTTTTTCTTATAGAAACACCAATTGGAACTTTCTTTTCTCCTGGATCAATACGTTTTCTGCCCATTGTTTTACACCTCTACAAAATTTTACCTTTACATCCTGCATTTATACATTGACATTTTAACATTAACTATAGTCAACGCTTTCATGCATAAATACATAATAAACAAAAAATGAGAGCCTAAGCTCCCATTTTTAACGATTTTTCTTCATAAAATCATACATTGCTAACTCTAATAATTGATTTTTAGATATTCCCTTTTTTTCAAATCTCTCAGCAAATCGTTCAAAATCTAAATACAAATCAGAATCCACTGATATAGACTTCTTAACTTTATCGCCTTCATACGGTAGATAAGCTAAATCTATAAACAAATTAACATGAGCACTCTTATAAATTTTAGCTAATTCTTTCAAACTTTCTATTTCATCAATAGTTAAAACTTGCTCTTCTATAATACTTTTTTCTCCAAGATCATTATTCTTTTTCACTTCTTCTTTTTCCCCATCATTTTTCAGAATTACTTCAGACTTTTTTACACCTTTTCTCTTAATCACTTCAGATATATTCATGTTATCTATCTTATTTTTCTCTGATTCTTCTCCCTCATACTCATAATACTTCAATGAATTATTGAACTTGTAACCTAAAGATTTAATTTTCTTACCTAATGTACTCTTACTAGTACCTAAACGTTCCGCAATATCTTCCATCTTCTCTTTATTTTTAACTGCATCAATCACATCAATAACCTTCAATTTTATTCCTCCAATCACATATAAATCTTACACTAATAATAATATTTAATGATTACAATAACATTTAAATCTTATTAATTTCAGAAAAAAGTATGATTTATATCAGAACAAACAAAGAAAAAAGTCATATAGCTATATGACTTTCAAAAATAGACGATATTATTCTTTAACTGTATAATACAAGTACATTCTTTAATAATCATTTTTTTGTCTGGGAATCCTGTTTAGTACGCCATTACTAAATGGATTCTTTTTCTTTTATCTTCTTTAACCTTTCAGACATAAGCAACTGTACACCAACTGCTTCAACTTTCTTCTGATCCACTCGCGTTTCACCCCAATGAATCAATTTTTTATAAAACTCTTCAATACCTTCTTCATGTTTTAAAGCTCTCAAATATAAAACTGATGATATTTGCTCATAAAACCACTTATCAAACTTATCTTTTTCCTCTTGTTGCATAGATTCGTAATAAAAATCAGCATCACCATCTAATAACTTATGCCATAAATACTCAGGATTAACATCATCTAAAGACTTTTTCTTTTTACGAGAACCTAACTTAACTTTTTCTACTGTACTATCTAAAAAATCAGACCAAAACTTCGCTGTATCACGTCTTTTCATACGAGTCGCTCCAGTAGTTTTTTTAAAATCAACATATGTAAGAAAAACTGAATAACAAAACTTCTCAAAATCATGCTTGTCCAAATTAATAACATTCTTTACAAAATTCGTCGCTGCATCATCAACAAGTTGTAATTCACAACGTGTCCAATGAAATAAATCATCAGCATTCATTTGAGCTTTTTTATCATAAAATCGAAATTGAGTACCCGAACGAGAACCTAAATACCATGTTTCACCATCAGGAACATATTGTAACTTATCTTCTTCATCATCAACACCTACCAATTTAAATTTCTTAATTTGATGACCACCTCTAAACCTAGTAGTCAAATTACCATCTTTAATATATCTAGCAATCTTTTTAATAGATACACTACCACTCGTATCATCTTTAGCCACATCAACACGAGAAAAATGAAATTCTTTAGAAACTGAAGACAGAAACTTTAACAATTGAATATCATTTTTCCCATAATCAGAACGAAGCATTTTCAACATTGATCCAGTAAGAATTAAATGAATACCCATACTAGAAGGTGCATCAAATAACAACTGAAATGTATTTTGACCTAAAAATTTATACGATTTTCTATACCCATGTAGACCTTCATCAAAGTGTTCAAACAAAAATTCATCAATATTAA